GTTTCAGATAGTTCTAGTCCACGTAATTCCATACGTGCTAACCAAGCTAATGTATTGATACATTCTTTCTCATCAACCTTACGCATGATTTTAGCCTCTTGTGGGCGGTTACGCAAATCCAAGTATTGTGATAAGAATTCTTTAGCATCTTTCTTACCATAGAAGCGACCATACCATGTGAAACTACGCATAAGTGCGACTCGGCGTCTATCTGGATCGGGTTGTACGGCAAACATAGGTTCAGGACCTAAGTATTCAGTGTCCGGGTCTCTGGGGTTAAGTGTCTTAACCTGTGAATAATCACTAGCTTTAATGATTTTACTTGCGGGTTTACGTGTTGCCATTAAGTTCTCCTAATTTTATAGCGCATTTGTGTATTATAACAGATGTTCCATTTGTTGTCAACCTTTAATTTGACCCATTTTCTTATTCTATTTACTGAACCGACTATAAACGATAAATAATAGATATGCCTAGACTCTCATTATATCACCCCACGAAATCAAATGATTATCGATTCTTTGATAGAACAATATCAGAGATGTTTACTGTTGGCGCCACTGATTTATATATTCACAAATACTTAGGACCAACAGATCAGGGTGCGAGTATTGACTATACACAACCACAATATGACGCATTAGATCCTACTAATATCCAAGATTTACTATTCTTAGAGAATAGAGATAGAACATATGATCCTAATATTTATAGATTACGTGGTCATTATAATGTACAGAATTTAGATTTTGATTTAAGTCAGTTTGGTTTATTCTTAAATAACGACATTATCTTTATTACCGTTCATTATAACGATATGATTGATTTAGTTGGTCGGAAACTAATGGTAGGTGATGTATTAGAATTACCGCACTTACTAGATTATAATCCATTAAAAGAAACTATACCAGTAGCATTAAAAAGATTTTATCAAATAACAGATGGTAACTTTGCTAGTGAAGGATTTAGTCCTACATGGTATCCGCATTTATGGCGTATTAAATGTGAACCATTAGTTGACAGTGAAGAATTTAGTCAGATATTATCTGAGCCAATTGATCAGGATAATTATCTTGGATTATGGGATGCTAATAGAACATATCCAGGTGGATATACTATTACATATGGTGATAAGAATTATCTATCTAAACAAGATGTACCAATTGGTATTATTCCACCTAATTCAGTATATTGGGAACTTGATCCTAATCAGAATCTTAAAGATATACTTGCTACATATAATAAAAATCTACAAATCAATAATGCTATTATTGAAGAGGCTGATAGATTAGTACCTAAAGCAGGTTATGATAGAAACAATTTATATATTGTACCTACATATGGTGTGTATGAATCTGATACTGAATTATCAGGAAAATACAATCAGCCTGCACCACCTACTAATGTTGTTACCAATAACAATGGTGCACCTATAACAGCTACAGTATCCATGATACGTAGTACAAAATTTAAATCAGCAAGTCCAGTATTACGCATCCCCAAAGCTGCCACACAGAGTATTTGGGATATGACATTGGATATGTTTATTGAGCCTATACAAGTGGCACATCAAGTAACATTAGAAACTACTAGATTTGCTCCCGAACGTATAGGTAATGGTTCGGGCGCAGTTGAAGGTGATACAGTATTAACTATATTACCTACTGGTCCAATAACAGGACCATATGGCACTGCTGATAACACATATGCTACTGCTGACCAAGATCCAGTAGCTCCGGGCTTTACTGGAACACAACCATACGGTCCTGATACTATGGACTATCGTGCTGACTGTGATCCACGATTCCAATTCATTGCACGTAGTAGCCCACGTACTTTTGGATATACAACTGGTTACTTAGATGGTACAGGAGAAGCACCAAACGGATTCCCAACTGGTGCAGGCATTAGTTTCCCGCAGAATCCACTAGTAGGTGCATATTTCTTACGTACAGATTATCTACCACAAATACTATATCGTTGGGATGGTAGAATGTGGGTTCGTATATCTAAGAACGTAAGAACACAAACAGGCTTTACTGAACAAGATTTGTCACAACAGTCGAGCTTCATAAATAACAGTAATGTTACTACTACAACTAGTGGTACACAGATACCACAGAAACAGGCGCTATCAACTATTTTGACAATAGCACCAGATCCAATACCACCGGTAATATAATATATGGCAGCTTTCTTTTATGATAATCAGGTCCGCAGATTTTTAATTCAGTTTGGAAAAATCTTTAGTAATTGGTATGTTACTAAAGGTAAAGACCCAGCTGGTAACGAAATACTTGTTCGTGTACCAATCATGTATGGTGACAGTAGTCGTCAGGCAAGTACTATCATTGCTAACAACAGTGCAAGTAATTTACCTAGCGCACCACTAATTACATATTATATCACCGGTCTAGAATATGACCAACGTAGAACACAAGACCCTACATTTATTGACAAGATACAAGTACGTCAACGTAGTTATAACAGTGAGACACAAAGTTATGAAACTGTACAGGGGCAAGCGTTTACTGTTGAACGACTAATGCCAGTACCCTATACACTAAGAATGACAGTAGATTTATGGACAACTAACTATAATCAAAAACTACAACTTATTGAACAATTAGGTACACTATTCAATCCATCATTAGAAATTCAGTCTACTGATAATTTTATTGATTGGACTTCACTATCAGTCGTATATCAAGATGGACTAACATTTAGTAGTCGTAGCATACCACAAGGTACAGGCAATCCTATTGATGTAATGAGTTGGAAATTCTATATGCCTATATGGATAAGCAATGCGGCTAAACTTAAAAAGATGGGTGTTATTGAGAAAATTATTGCTAGTATATTTTCAGGTACGGCACTTGATGATATACAAAATGATGATTTGTTATTAGGTACTAGACAAAAGATTACACCATACGGATATAAATTATTGTTAATAGGTAATAGCTTACAGTTGTTACCGGCTAATCAGGATTTCTATCCTAACAATGAAGATTTAGATTTGCCTCCTAGTCCTAATACAAGTTTATATTGGAGTAGTCTATTAAATGTGTATGGAACTATACGTCCAGGTATTAGCCAAATATGGTTACAAAACCCATTTATGAACACTGAGATTGTTGGTACAATAGTACTTGATCCAAATGATGATAGATTGTTGATATATGATATTGACCCAGATACCCTGCCTCAAAATACATTGGATCCTGTAGACAGCGTGATTAACCCATTAGTCACAGGACCAAATGCAGGGTTACCTCCCGCAGAAAATGGAATGAGATATCTTATTGTGGAAGATATCGGTAATGAAGGTGATACAACTATTGCATGGGGTAATGTTGTAGCATATGCTAATGACATTATTGAATATGATAGTACTATGGGAGAATGGTTTGTGTCATTTGATAGTGCTACTGCAACTACAGTAGAGTATGTTACTAATTTAACAACCAGCGTACAATATCGCTATGTTAATACTGAGGGTGCATGGATGAAATCCTGGGAAGGCTGGTACGGCCAGGGTGATTATAGTATTGTAATCTAATTTAGTTTATGCTATAATAGTTTAGCACATGAATAATATCTCGGCCGGCGTTTTCTTTTACGCAAAAAACACACAACGTTTCTTATACCTACTTAGAACGGATACTAAAAATCCGGGCAACTGGGGAATACCTGGAGGTAAGATTGAGAACGGGGAAACATTACTTGTAGGCATTGAAAGAGAATGTACTGAAGAAATTGGGTACTTCCCTACAAATGCAAAACTAATACCAATTCAGAAGTTTGTTAATAATACATTTACATATCACACATTCTTTTGTGCAATAGATGAAGAATTTATTCCAACATTAAATTATGAGCATTGTGGTTATGCATGGGTGGGTGACAATCAATATCCCAAACCATTACATCCTGGATTATTTAGTACAGTGAACTTCGATGTAGTTCAGAAGAAATTAAAAGCACTTACAAAAAAAGAGACCTAAGTCTCTTTTTTTATTTTAGCAATTTTGCTATTGTGTCAAATCCCAGTGATCCTATCACTATGCCTGCTCCCATTATCATCCATCTCCACTTTTCTAGTGCAGAAACTTTTGACCCTAGTTCTTTATGAGCCAGAACATCTTCGTTACGCATATTAGTTAGAAGTGTTCTAGTTTCTTCTGCGTTACGATCAAGACATTCATGCATCTCTTTAAGACTATTTTTGATTTCGCTGACATCTTGTTCAATGTTTTTAACTTGAACTTGAAGTACAGCGATCTCAGTTTCGGTCTTTGGCATTTTAATAGTTCTACTAGTTGCCATCATTAAGCACTAGCAATTACTACGATCGGATTAGGTTGACCGTTAGCCGCATTAGCAACTGCCGCAGTATTGAATGTAGCAATAACGTCAGGATTAACACTATATGCAACAGCAGTACCTGTACCACTTGCAGTACCTGTAGCAGTGAATGTAATACCTGTCATATTAGCCATTGCGCCAACTGACGTCCAGTTTGTTGTACCTGCACTGTAAATTGTATATACAGTACCTGCTACTAATGAACCAGAAGCAACTTGTGTAGGGAACACTTCAGAGTTATAGTCATTAATACTTGATACATATGCTGTAGCAGAACCAGCGTCAGTAGACAAGATGTTCATTGTGTTTGGTGTCAATGCTGTGTTAGCAACGTTAGCTGTATAGCATTGTGCTGTCAAACCAGTTGTACCACCTGTTACTAGATATTTCGTTTTACCTTTTTGACGAACGATAAAGCCAGCTTCATCATTAGCATACACATATGCGGCATTGCTTGCTACAACATTTGCATTAGCAGTTAACACAACACGATTCATAATAGCATTTGGTGTACCTGTAGCGGCAGTCATCTGCACTTCAGGGCCACTTTGACTAGTAGATACTGTAAATGCGGCAGCATTAGCAATAGACTTAACAAAATATGTTGTACCTGTTACTAGAGCACCCAAATTAGCACTAAATGTAATTGGCATGTCCTCTATAAGAGTTTGGGCATTACCTGAAGTTCCAATTATATTTCCTGATACTACTGTGTTTGCAACAGCTACAGTAACATTTCCGTGTGTTGCGCTTGCAAAACCTAAATTAACATAATCAGTACTACCATTAATATTAGCAACAGCAACTTGAACTGCCGCACCAGTAGCCAAATTAGCTAAATCAGTACCTACACCTACTACAACATTACTAGTATTAACCGCTAGTGGGGTGTATAATGTACCAGTACCATTGATACCAATAGCAACTTGTGCTAGTACTTGTTTACCAACAATTGCTGTATTACCACCAACTACACCGTATGTGTTAGCATTAGTTGCAGGGAAACCTGCACCACCTACTGGGTTGTTAAAATAAGCATCAACAACACCAACTGATACTCTAACTGATTGACCAGTAGTGTCGGTCATTGATGCCATAGTTTGTGGTTGAACACTTAGTTGTGTTGCAGATACATCAAATGTAGTATTTGATAATATTGAATTTACATAGTATGTAACACCGGCTGTTAGACCACCAACTGTAGTAGCTACTTGGAATGGCATACCTGCGGCTACACCAGTTATAGGAGAAGTTGTTAAGTTTCCACCTGATACTGTAACGATACTGCCTGTTTGTGCTGTATCAGTGATTGTTAAGACTGCTTGAGCCTTTGCGATTTTTAGAGGACGTCCCATTTGATTTTCCTTTATAAAATTAGCGGGTTCTAGCCGCTACGCAG